GTGGCTAACAGCGGGCCACACAGCGGCATGAAGCCGTACACGAAGGGTTCCCGGCCGATTCCGTTGCAGTCGCATGGATCTCAGCCGATCGAACACGCTCACCCCGCCGAGCCGCCGCCCGAGGACGACCGTCCGCGAGTGCCGGAGCTCGACCGGGAAAAGCCGCTCGAGCCGGACGACGCGCTTCTGCCTGACGGCGCGCCGGCCGGCGTCGAAGACCAGCTCGACACCGAGACGGTCGACGAGGCGGTCAAACCGGGCCGGCGGCGCAGGCGCCGTAGGGCCGAAACGAGGAACCTTTCCTCCTGACGGATCGCTGAACGCGGATTCAGCCCCGTCTGTTGCAAGCCCAACCTCCCCCTGGGGGGCTCTCCGCGGAGCCCCCCAGCACAGACGGAGGCGTCATGGCGACGAGCGAAGTCGGCATTTGCAACGAAGCCTTGCTTTACATCGGTGTTCCGCCGATCGCCGACTTCGATCAGGGCGGGGATGTCGCGACGGCGTGCAAGACGCACTACGAGCCGACACGCGACGAAGTTCTCGAAAGCTATGAATGGACGTTCGCGACGCGCTTCACGACGCTGACGCTCGTTGGCGAGACGGTAGACCTGTCTGGATACCCGCAGGACTACTCGTTTGCGTACACGCTGCCGGCGGATTTCCTCACCGTCGTCAAGATTGCCGACAACATCAAGCGTCCGCGCGCGGATCAGTTCATCGAGTACCGCATCGTCGGGCACCCGACGCTGCTTCGCGTGCTGCTCACAGACGCAGAGGACGCGCAGCTTCACTACGTCGCGCGCATCACCAACGCGACGCTGTTTTCCGCGCTGTTTGCCGAGGCTCTGAGCTGGCGCATGGCCGAAAAGCTGGCGCGTTCGCTGAAAGCAGACCCGCGCGAGGCAAAGGCAGCGCATCAGATGTTTCTCATGCGACTAAGCGAAGCTGTCGCGCGCGATAACGTCAACCGCCAGGACGGCATCGACCCGCCGAGTCGGTTCGAGGCGGCGAGGATCTGAGTCGTGGCATTCCTTATCGACAACGGCACGTTTGATGACGGCTCGGACGGCTGGACTCTTGTAGGTAACGCCTCCGTCGGCGCCACAGCGGGCCGGGCCGGCACCGGCGGCCTGATTCTTACCGCGCGGTGGCAAAATCCGGGGCCGTGGGTCGACGGCCTGGCCCAATCGACCGTTTACGAAATGTCGCCCGGAACGACCTACCCTCTGTCATTCTGGTTCACGGAAAGCAAACCCTCGTACTCGAGTATCAATCTACGGCTTTTGCTGTACGAGAGCGATTCGCCGACGACGGGGTTTGGTTCGGTCGTAAACGTCGACATCAACGGCACGCCGGCGTGGCAGCAGTACCGGCAAACATACGTCCCGGTCAAGCAATACGGCTACCTCATTCTCAGCAGCGATTCGACCAGCGCGCCGTCTCCTCCCCCTCCTGCCCCATTTCTTGAAACAAACACTTTCGTCGTCGACGATCTCGTTTTCGGCACGCGGCCGCCGGACACGATCAAGCCGCAGATCACAAATGTTTCGATTTGCAATCGCGCGCTGTTGAATCTCGGCATCCCGCCGATCGCGGACTTCGAGCAGGGCGGGGATGTCGCGACGGCGTGCAAGACGCACTACGAGCCGACCCTCCACGAGCTGCTCGCCGGCTACGAGTGGACGTTCAGCTCGCGCGTGAAACCGCTGACGCTGCTTGGCCGCACGAGCGCGTTCGACGTCGGCTCGGACTATCGCTACATCTACAAGCTGCCCGCGGACATGCAGACGCCGATCAAGCTGGCGGACACCGAAAAGCGTAACCGGCCGGAGGGTTTGTTCAAGTACCGGATCGTCGGCGAGGCGACTTACGGGCGCGTGCTGCTCGCGGACATCGAGGACGCGAAGCTCGTCTACGTCGCCAGGGTGACGAATCCGACCGTGTTCTCAACGCTGTTCGCCGAGGCTTTCGTGTGGAAGCTGACGCTCAAGCTCGGCCTGGCGCTCAAGCAGGACGTCGAGGCGGTACAGGAAGCCGCGATTCGCTTCCCCGAAGCCTACGCGATGGCCGTGGCGCGCGACGCCGTGCAGCGGCAGGACGGAATTGATCCGGCGTCGGCATACGAGACGGAAACGCAAGCGCCGGGCACGCACGCGCTGATTGCGCGCTTGCGGCGAAGGAGGCCGTAGCATGCCGCGCTCGATTCCCCAGGTCAGTTTCGCTCGAGGCGAGGTGGCATCAAGCTATCTCAGTCGGGCGACGTGCTGTGGCTGACGCATCCTGATTACGCGCCGCGTACTCTGACGCGCTACAACGACAACTCGTGGTTGTTGGAGACGCCGGATTATTCCGAGTCTCCGACAGCGCCGTCGTCGCTTGCCTTGACCGCAAACCTGGACGGCGGGGGCGGCGCGACAAACGCGCGCACGTTTTATTACGTTGCCACGCAAGTAGACGCACAGGGCAGAGAAAGCGCGGCGACAAGCGAGCAAAGCGCAACTGGATCGTTTTACGAGGCTGGCGATCATGTTCTGTTGCAAGTAACCGGCTCTGTCGATCTGTATTTCCCGGCCCCATCGACTGCAATCGATACTGGTTACGGCGACCCGACTCTTGCCGCAGACGATGACACGAGCGACTTCGCGTACAAATCGAGCGGGATTTCTTCGGACGACTCGCAACAATGGGTGTTTGGCACGGGAGCCCAGCGCGGCGTGACGGTAACGGGCACGCTTCTGGTCGAGCACGATATAGAAAGCGCAAGCTGCTCGCAGACCGTCGAGTATTCGACGGACGGTGGTGCAACGTGGTCCGGTGTCGATGCGTGGATTGAAGGTGCCGGAGCTGGCAATTCGACAATTTCGAAAAGCACCGTCACGTTGTCGCTGACGGACCAACTGCTCTCCAAGCTGCGCGTTCGTGCAACAGGAACGAATTTTCTCACCAATGTATGCCGCGTGTATCGCGTTAAGGTCACGCCAAGCGCGTCGGCGCAGAGTTACCGCTACTACAAATCAGCCGGGCAGGGCGGTCCATACGGTTTGATCGGAGAAAGCACGGACACGAATTTCCAGGATCAGAATTTCGGACCCAACTACAACGAGCAGCCTATAACCGAGTTCAACCCGTTCGACCAAGAAGGCTCGTACCCTCGAGCTGTGGCGTTTTACCAGCAGCGACTTGGTTACGCTGGAACCGACATGGAGCCGTCGACGGTGTTTCTGTCGTCGAGCGCGGATTTCGATTCGTTCCGGTCGGCCAAGCTGCCGCGCGACGATGACTCGATGACGCTGCCGATTGCCACGCGCACGGGCGAAATCATCTATTCGATGGTCGACCTGGGCGAGCTCATGTTGTTTACAAGCGGCGCCATCCGCCGCATCCGTGGATCTGGAGACAGCTTTCTGACTCCGACGAACGCTGACGTGAAGGTTCAGGTTCATCGAGGGTCGAGCAGCATCCGGCCACTGGTGGTCGACACCACGGCTCTTTATATCGACAAATTCCAGCGCCGTGTGCACGACCTGGCATACAGCATCGAAATCGACCGTTACGCCGGCGGCGACCGCACGCTGTTTGCTGCGCATTTGACCAAGAAAACAGCAGACAGCAGTAATTTGCTGCTCGGCTGGGATTACGCAGAAAATCCGTATCGCCTCGTGTGGGCCTACCGTGATGACGGCCTGTTGCTGTCGATGACTTACGACCGCGAGCAGCGCGTGACGGCATGGGCGCGCCACCCGATGACGAACGGCGTCGTCGAAAGCGTGTGCTCGATTCCCGAAGGCGACGAAAGCCGGACATACATGATCGTCAAGCGGGAGATAGGCGGTTCGGAAGTCCGGTACATCGAGCGATTGGCCTCACGCGAGTTCACGAGCGTCCGCGAGAGCGTGTGTGTCGACTCGGCGCTGACCTACAACGGACGCAACACGAGCGCGACGACCGTCAAGGCTACGGAAATAGCGTCCGGAGGTTACGGCTCCGACGCGCAAGTTACTCTCACAGCGTCGTCGTCCGTTTTTCAGGCCAGCGACGAAGACGACATGCTGGTCTTGTGGGACGGCGACGAGCCCTACTGGATTCGTCTTCTCAGCTACAGCTCCGGCACGTCGTTTACCGGCGAGCTGCTTCGAGGATTGCCGTCGAGCTTGCAAAACACTACGACGACCGTGTGGGGCTTTGGGCGTGACGAGTTCACCGGACTCGATCACTTGGCCGGCGAAACGGTCGCGGTGCTGGCGGACGGCATCCCGCACGCCCAGGTCGAGGTCGGCGACGGCACGGGCGGGACGACGCTCGGCAAGATCACGCTGACGCGACACGCAGAGCTGG